ATTTGTTTGAATACTCCATCCTCATAAATCAAATGTATTTTTACATCATCACCTGATTTAGAATAGTTTGATTTAAGTCTTGTAAGTTCTCTGGTGCCATCTTCGTTTTTATCCATGTACCATAAAGATCTTGTTGCACCTTGCCAGGCTGTAGAACCTGAGAATTTATGAGCACTCATTCCTGAAACTGATGGATGTCCTGAGATTAAAATTGATACTCCAAGCTCTGATGTAAGTTGACCTAGAACAGCTTTCATAAAGTAGTTTACATGAGCTCTTATGATCTCTGATCCACCAAATACATCTGATAAAGTATCTAATATTAAATAACCTATCTGATTATTTTTGATAAAATTATAAAGCTGATAAAAGAATTTACCTTTTTTTGGCTCACCATTTTGATCAAAAGTAATTAATAAATTATCATGTCCAATCCTGGGAGTGATGAATAAATTAGAATTATTAGACATCATTGCAAAACCAAATTGAACTTGCTGTTGTCTCCTGGAGATCTCGTCTTTATCTTCCTCACAGAATACACATAATGTTTTAACAGCTTTAGTTTTAGATCCACAGAATGGCAATCCTTGGCTTATGTGATTAGCTAAAGATAGTAAAAAAGTTGATTTACCAATACCACCAATTCCATAGATGTTAGCAATAGTTCTTTCCATGTGCCAATCCTTCCAGATCCAGGATCTTTCAGGTATCTCATGCATCATTAATTGATTAGCAGTGTATGTTTCTATTTCCTCTGCTGATATTTGCTCTGCAAATTCTAGATCTAAAACACCTTCATTAAATCTTTTTAAAACATATTCACACTTGTTCTTGAGCTCAGTTTCACCTCTACCTTCTTGCTCTAAAGTCATTCCTGGTCTTGCCTGAGCTTTTTCAAAGTATTCTTTTTTAGAGAATGCAAATAATGTTTCAAAAGATAAATTGTTATCTTTTTTTAGCTTTGCAAAATTTTTATAGACTATTTTTTGCATTAAAGTTTCTCTGCCATCCTGAACTTTGCCAATAATTTCATTGGTATTAATATCAGATGTGTTTTTAATCATTGGAGTGACATTGCCTTTAATCCTTCCATGAATTAGATCTAATAAATTCTTTGATGGCATGGATGGTTTTTTACCTGGATCAATAAAGTTATAATCCCTGGTAGGATAGGCAACTACAAATCCTCCTCTGCCTCTAATATCTATTCCTGGAGCCAGGTTAGTGGTGTTTTTAATTTCTATGTCCTCAGGTTTTCTAAAATAAAAATGAGTTCCACCTCTTGGAGTTTTAGCTTGTAAAGTTTCATCAAAGTTATCTGGGATAAGATTTTTTAATTGTTTTAGACTTTCATAACCATTGATATTTTTTATTTGATCATAATCAATATCCACCACAAAAACATCATCAGTCCTAATTCCAATTTGGTTAGCTTTACCAGATCTAAAATATTCAAATATTTCTTCTGAATCTTGTTCTTCAATGTTAGTCCAATCTTTTAATATTGGTCTTTTATTGTTGCATGGAATAACAATAAAATTTTTGGCAATGTAGCTTTCAATTGCATTTTTAAAGCTGTTAAGTTCTGTATCGTCTAGAGTTTGATTTTTGATTCCTATATTCATTATCTGCTTTCTCCAATTTAGATTTAATTGATTTTAAAGAGACCTTATGCTTTTGCATCAGTGGAATATCATCCACTTTATGTATTAAAGTCTCTAGCTCTGTCCTGGTCACTTCCAAGACAATGTAATATTTATGATTTTTTTCTAAGCTCATATTTTTTTAATTAGCCCAGCGATTTTTAGATCGCTGAGCTTGGTTATTATTAACTAAAAAGGAATATCAGAGCTCTGAGACTGAGAGGCATTTTGTTCAGTTCCCAAAACTTCAAAACCCTCAGGTCTAGTCATTTCTTTTAAAAAGACAAAATTAGGAATAGATAAATTCCTTGTTTTATCTCTTTCAGAAACTTCTAGTTTGATCCCTTCATATTTAAAAAGAAATACAGTATCTGATTGATTAGATCTGTTTTCTAGCCACTGAGCTACAATCCTTTGAGCAGATTTGTATGTAGCCACACCATCAAAATTAAATAATCTTGTACCTAAAATTGAATTAAAGCATGGTATTTCTGCAAATCGTCTCCAAGGTTTTAGTTCACCATTGGCATCCATCATTGCTGATGGCTGTTGAGCTGGAGTACAAGCTCCATTAACCCAGGCATCCATCTTTTTTTCTGGTGGTGAGTTATCACCTTTAAACCACTGAAAGCCAGATTTAATATTGTTAAGATCAAATGCAATCTTAGTATCTAGATCAAATTTGAACTCAACTTTTTTATTATCTTTGTCATTACCCATGAAGGCATCTTTGGTTACTTTGTAACCGATATATGGAGTTACTTTTTTCTCCACATTTATATTTGAACTATAATTTGGTAGTCCACTCATAACATCAACTCCTTGTTGTTATATTGTTTTGTCATTTTTTAAAAAGTGTGCAAAATCCCTAAGCAAATGACTCAACTTACAGTTTTGCATTGCAACTAGCTGTTACAATTCGTTAAATTTTAATTCATTAATATATTCTTTGTCACTTTCCATGTTCCATTGGAATATATTATTATTAAGATCCTTAGCCTTCTTAACAATTTCAATACAAGGCTTATCATGATCCAGAACTAACTTTTGTAGTTTGTTCGTGTCCTGAAGGATCCTCTCCTTTAGATTCATACAGCTTACCTCCTTCTATTTCATAAGTGATCCTGTAAAGTTTTTTGCTATCTAAATCCTCAATTAGATACACAAATGGATCATTTTGAAATTTTGTTTTAACAAGCTCTTTTGCCTCCTGGTCATCATGAGCCTCAACTTTAATTTCTCTGTAGCTTTGCATTTCAGCAAAGTTCATTTTAAAGATGTATTTTTTTTTAGATCCCACCATAAGCCTCAGTTCCAAAATAGTTTCTATATTGATTTTTAACTTCTGCCTCTAACTTATCTGATCTATCCCATTTTTTTGATGGATAAATTAATTTGTAATAATCATCTAAGTTATCAAAAGTCTTACACACATTTTCTATAATCTTGATTGTGTGAACTGCTGTCTCAAGACCATAGTAAATATCTTCTCTAGTCATTTCCTGGATGTCATATTTTGTTTTTGATGCTTTAACAAAAATCATTTTCTTGCCAGTAAATTTATAATAGATGCCACCTTGGATTCTATTATCCATTTCAATTTGTCTAATCTGACTGGTAGCTTTCCAATCAATCACCATGTCTTTAGTTTCCATATCAGTAAAACCAAGTAATGGTGTTGAAGTATCTTTTAATGTTGCTGTATGTCTAGTTTGTAATTTGAATGGTTTATCTTTTGCCAGCTCCTGGTAAGCACTAAATAAATTTCTAATTATTCCTGGAGCTTTACCTTTGCCAATCATTTTTTCTAATTCTTTTTGTCTTTCATCCTCAGTACAATTTTGAAATATTGTATTAGCAACAAATTCTTTTTCTGTAATTTCATCAACTTGATCTGGAGTTATTTTTTTTTCTAATAACATTCCTAAAACTTTTTCTGAAACTTTACCTCTCTCCAGGTTAAGATTAGATTCATCTTTAAAACCCTGGAACATTTTTTTACATTGTCCAACTGGATCATTTCTAAATCCATTTATGCTTGATGGTGATAAATATTTTCTACCGAATTTTTCTAATGGTGATTTCATTTTTCGCTTTCTATTTGTATGAATGATTTTTCTTTTTCACAGTAATCAATAATCTTATTTAGATCTGCTATAGGATTATTTTTATTTTTATAACGAACCAAATATCTAACTAAATTTGATTGGAATGAATTTAGTTTATTTAATTTAATAAATAACCATGGCTCAATTAAAAAATTTTTATAATGATCTCCATTAACTTGTTTTGGATCTTTGCATTCTTTTAAAACTTTAATTATTTTTTTTAAATTTTTTACATTAATCATTTAAAGCCTTAACTAATTTTTGAAGTGTTTCATATTTTGGTGAAACTTTATTTTTTTTAATTCTGTAATAAGTTGATTGGTGTACTTTTGATGAAAAGCAGAGACTGTCCACACTTAGCTTTTTTTGTTTTCTAAGCGATTCGATTTGCTCAAATTGTTCTTTTAGGCTCATATTTGCCAGTTGCATAAATGCCATGTTTTATTAACTAAGCATTTTAAGGGTTTTTACAAGCCTAAATTACTTGCATGCATGCGAGGATTTGATAAATTAAACCCATGTTAAAAATTAATGATCTTGTTTGGTTAAAGCAGAGAGATTTTTCTGGTGGTGATACTTGGACTCTTGGCAGAGTTAAAGGTTTCACTAAGAAAATGATTAAGTGTGAGGATTTAGCAAGACCAGAAGTAAAACAAAACAAAAATGGTTTTGGTAATTTCAAGCCTAGCAATGTCATTAAATTAACTAAAAAACAAAAAAAATATATAGGAGATATGTATGAGTAAACTTAAAATAAAAAATCCATCAATTAAAATAGAATACTTCGTTTGGGGTTTAGTTGATGGTGAGCATAAAAGTTTTTATGTTTCAGCAGATAATTTAGAAAAATTTATGGATGATCAAAAATTATCTGGATCAACTAGATCTCAAATTCATAACCTTAAACATTGCCAGGGTTTATCTTTAAATAAAGGTTTTACCATTGAGAGAAGGTACACTTTTGGTAATGGTGAAACTTCTAAAAAGTTTAAAGTTAAAAAGTTCACAACTAACCAGGTGGCTTAATGAATATATTTTCAAAATTATTTTTTAAGTTGGAAAAAATTATGAGCGATCTTTTTGGGATCGCTCTAATTTTATTGATAGGAATTTTACTTGGTAAATTTTCTATTGCAGTTTTATCAATGTTATTAGCTTAGGAGGATTGATGAGAAAAAAAAGAGGAACCTGTGGAGTTTGTACTTATCGTTTTACTTTGACTAAAAATAATTGTTTGAGAAAACATGGTCATAATAATGAGCCAGCTAATATAGGTTGTGGAAAAAGAATAACTGGTTTTTGTAAAGGCAGTGGATATTTACCTACTGAAATTTCTAATGAGTCTTTATTAGTTGCCAGAAATATAAGTAGAAAAAGATATTTAATTTGCAGAGATAAGTATGGAATTAAAGATTTTTTTACTACTATTTATTTTGATCATATTATTAAAGACTCTATCAAAATAAAAAATTGGAAACCAAAAGAAGGATTTATAAATGGCTGATTATCAAATTAATAAAAGATTGGATGAGGCTAAGACTGGTAACTACTTAATTAAAGTTACCAATATTGGTCAGTGGAGGCAGTCTAAATTTTGTTCTTATGAATATTATGTGACTGTTAAATACCTAATCACAGATGTAAACAATCCTAATAGAACCACTGGAGTCATGGCTCCAGGGTTCGGAGCTAAACCTATTGAGCTGAATAAAAATAGGGAGGATAGTTTTATGTTCTTTGATTTTCAAAATTTTGATGATGAGTTGTTTAACAAATTATCAATGCGTATGAAGTGGATAAATGAAGAAGGCTATTACTTAAAAGAAGGGAGGAAAAATGGCTAAAGAAAAAAATAAAAATCCTTATACTGGAGATTTATTTGGTGTTGAGGATTGTCTTTATTGTAAAGGCACTGGACAGGTACAAAAATATGAAACTGAAATTGGTGGTGTTGAATATGTCACTGATTGTGAAGATTGTAATGGAAGTGGAGAAGTACAATGGCAGTAATTGATGATGCTGTAAAACATGTAATTGATTCCAATAAGGCTAAAGCCAAAAGGGATCAAGTTAAGATGGAGAATGAAATCAAGGATTTTGTGGATAAATGCAATGTCTTTGATCTTCAAAAAATATATTCATTTGTAAAATCAATTAAGAGGAAATCATGACTTTTACTTTTGAAAATGAAATGAAAAAGCTAACTAACAAATTGGAGGAATCAGTGGCTGATAAACAAAAGATCTATGTTCTTAGATATAATGAATATTCCTTGGATGGAATGTTTGTTACTGCCTGGAAAAAAGTTTCAATTAGATCTAATAATTTTGACCAGGCAAAAGAAATTGGCGATAACCATTTCAAAGATAATAAAAACATTAAATTCAGAGAATGCATCTGCACTAGCAATGATGTTGGGTTTAATGAGTTTTATGGTGATGTGCCAGTTATAAATGTAAATCAAAATGGAGTGAATAAATGAAAAAAATACTTTTGATTTTAACCTTATTAGCTTTAGCAAATTGCTCATCATATAATCCTTTATATGATCCTAAATCTTCCATTAATGGAGGTAAGTTCTTTTATGATGATCTTGAGGATTGTGAGACTTTGATTAAAAGACTTGAAGGCTTTTTTGAGGCTGATATAAGATACAAGAGAATTGATAAGTGTATGGAGCACAGAGACTATTCAATTCTTTAAGTTCCCTTCCTATATTCCTGGAGCCTTTAGTGGGCTCCAGGTTAGAATTAATATTCCATATAACAATTATAACAAAGCCTAGTTTTTTTAGATAAGTCATCAGCTCTAGCTACCAAAACATAGCTATCACTATTTGACAATTCCTTATTACACTTCTGACAAGATCCGACTAAAAAAGAGCTTGGTGGCTTTTTGCTTTTTCTTTTTGGTTTCATTTGAAAATATTACCTTTCCATTTTCATCAACATAAATAATTCTTACTCCTAATTTATTTTGTATAGATTTTGATGGTCTATAAATCAACTGACCTTTTTTGCATCTGCTTTTTATTTTAGTTTTGCTTACCCATGAGCTCTTTCTCCTGGAGCCGAACTTCACATCATAAAAAGAGATCTCACCAGTTCTTTTGTTTAGAACTAAAATATCAATAAAGCCTAATCCCATTAATGGAGTGAATACCATGTTATCTTTATCTTTAACAAAATGAGCTATAGCTGTGAGCTCTGACAACATTCCTTTTTGTTTTGGGCTAGTGTTCTTCATGAATTTTTTCTGGATCTTCATTACTTCTATGAACCTCTGCTAATAAACAATAATTACAAACTTCTTTTTCTGGAGTTCTTGGATCTTGTTTGCAAGATGCACAATAAACAACTGTTGCTTTTTTAAGTACGATAATATCATATTCATCACTCATTATGGACTCTCATAAAGCATTTTAGAAAATTTCTTTTCATCTTTGAGTTTCTTTTTTAAATTTGCATTTTGCTTTTTATATTCCTCTATCTCTAATTCTTTTTGATCAATTATATTTTTATATCCCTGGATAGCTTGCTCATGTTTTTTATTGAGCTCTTGTATTTCTTTTTTTAATTTTTCTATGCTCATTATTTAGCTTTTATAATTTTTTGAATAGATTCTGATCCATCTATATTAGTAGTTATTTCAGCCTCAACTTGTCCACACATAAATTGTTTATTATTCATTTCCATATTTCTCTCAGCCTCTCTTTTCATTTTTAAACATGTGCTAAGACTGTCCTGGATTCTGTGCTCAACTAATGAACCATTAATAAAAAGACATAATGCAAAAACTAACTTGATCATTAATGAGCTCCATTACCATTACTAAATTTAATATCTCTTGTTGCATCTTTTAATTTTTCTACATCTTTTTTTAATTTTTCAATTTCTTTTTCAAATTGTTCTAGCATGACACCTGTATGAATATTTTGGTCTAAAAGTTTTTGATGTTTTTCTAATTGACCTGACATGTATTCAATTAACATGAATTGCTCCTGGTCAATTGGCTTTTGAGCTGATGCCTCCAGGAGATCTTGCTGTTGCAGTTTATCTGCTGTCTCCAGGTTATTTAATCTTTCAACAATATTAAAATAAGCGAATAGTCCTGTGCAGATTATAAAGATTAATCCTAAAAGATTTCTAATTGGTAAACTTAAAGTTGTTGAATCTGATACTCTCATTTGCTTGCTATCTTACCTTTATTTGTACCCTTCTTAATTACATATTTCTGAGTACCATGAGCTCCTGTCTCAACTTCTTTCCTTAAATATCTAAAGATATTCATCTCTTTAAATTTTCTTTCAACTTTTTTTGCAAAGCTCTCTAATGTTTTAGTATCTCTCATTTTTTCTTAACCTTTTTTTTAAGTTTAGGCTTAGATCTAAAACAATCATCCAGCCAATCAAAGCACCAATCTACTCCAGCAAAAAAATTATAAAGAAATTTGTCTAACATAAAATCACTGTTAGCAGATTATTTCTTTTGGTCTAGCTACCTTCCTTGACCTCTATATGCTTTCCTGGAAAATTTTTTATTAGGGTTTTTTGAGTGTCTTCCTGGTCTTTTTCTTGGAGACTCTTTAACATAATTGGCAACTCCAAATAATGGCTTTTTCTTAGCCATTATTTATTACCTTTAAATTTTTTAACTGTATTCACACCAAAGCTAGCACCAACTATTGTAAGTATTATTATCCAAAAGTAATCACTAGCATATTCTAAGATCTCCCATCCTCTAAGCATAGACTCCTGAAATGCTGGAACAAAGTGTGCTAAAAAAATTAATGAGAATACCACAACTAACCATTCATCCTTGTATGAGCTCTCTTGTTGTCTTATTTGCTCAACAGATACAGTTTTAACTGCCTCTATCTCTTTGGCTTTTATAATCTTATCTTTTTCTATTTTATTTTTAATTCCACCTACAACTTTTTGAGTTATTAATTGTGTTAATGGATTATTAATTAATTTTAATAAATGAATCATTCTACTACCTTGCCATCTTTCCATTTCATTTCTGGTAAACCATTGGAATATTTTTTACCATCATAAGTTAAAACTTGTTTTCTGTTAGATCCTTTTTCATTGTAGCTAACATGAACCCAGCCTTTAGATCCATCATCTGGAGAATAATACTCCAGGATTAATTGATCAAAATCCACATTGTTTTGTAGCCAGTAAGCTATTTGAATATTTGGAACTCCAGGTATTTCAAAATCCACAGCTTGTCCTTTAGCATGCTGAGAAGTCTTTTTAGATCCAATAGCCTCGCACAATTCCTCAGATCTATAGCCTGAGCTTATTATAACTGGCTTACCATCAAAATGAGCTCTAGTTGGCTCTAAGATCTCATAACATAGATCCTCTAAGTTTTTTATATCACCAGCTCCAGGCTCGTTTTTGATACCTCGCCTGGTCGCTACCATTGAATTGGTAAATTCCTCAAGTTTAAAATTACGACTAAGTTGCATGATTAAAATTTATTTAGATTTGTTATTTGGTCAAGTTATCCATTCCATTTAAAAAAGCCTACAATGGCAGTTATCAAGCCACCAATAAAAAATAATAAACCTACAGCTCCCTTGCTTTTGTTTACATCTGCTTTTAATTCTTTAATATCTTTCCTCATCTCATCCATGGTTTTAAATAAAGTTTTCATTCTTTCAGCACAAACTTTTTCATGTGAGGATAATCTAAAACCCACCATCTCTGATGGATCTATTATTTTTAATCTTGTTCTTTTTTTAACTGTCTTTTTCATTGATCATTACTTCGTTACAAAAATAAGTTATATATAATTTTTCATTATTTATTTGTTCCTCTTTTAACTTAGCGAAATTAATGGTCAACTGTGATCCAGAGACTACACACTCTGTCCAGGTGTCATAAGCTGGTTTGATTGTTGCTGTGTTGTTACAAAATCCAGTGATGGCTGAGCAAATACTAAAAGCCAAAATGAATTTCATTTTATGGCTCTGTTGGAAATTGAATATTTCTTACATCCTCAGCAGTCATGCTTTCAGTAACAGTTCCTGGGAGATCTCTTAAACTTTGTCTATATGTTTTAAATCCAGCAGATAAAGTTGAACCAGTCTCTTTAGCTTTAATTACTTTCCAATCATCTTTAGCAAGTAATCTGTCTCTCTTTTGTCTAAGCTCAGCAACAGCTCTGTCTTTAGCACCATTGTTCCAAGCAGTTTCTTCAGCTTGTCTTTGTGCGATTTCCTCTGGTGTTAGAGGTACTTGTATTCCATTTACTAATTTGTGCATAATGTTCTCCTTATAAATTAATTTACTCCGAATAGCAATATCTGACCAGCATCTATGTTTCCACTAGACATTTGGAA